AAACGGAGAATCTTGATTAGTTGCATATCTAATTTCTTTTTGTTTTCCATTTTCTTCGTCAAAATACAATAAAGCATGTTTTCTTGTATGTTTAGAAGGTATAGTAAATGTTAGTGGTTCTAAGTTATTAGATAAAACATATTTTCTATCTTTTATTTCCCACTGATTTTCTTGTTGTTTTTTCATAATATAATATAATTAAATAATTTTAAAAGTAATAATTACCCCCGTAAATACAACGAGGGTAAAAATTACATTAATTTTGGACTATTTTTTATAATCCCTTGAACAATACAAAGTTGTTAGCAGCTTGTGTCACTAAACATCTTTCAGACAGGAAGTTAACTTCCATAGCATCTAGATCAGAAGTGAATGCACCACCAGCAGAACCAGTTAACCAAGACTTCATACGTCTGTCATCTCCTTGAGAAGCTCTATAACGCACGTGTAAGAATGGTCTTCTAATATTTGTACCTAAAATTTGATCGTAAACTGTAGAAGTTCCAGCAGGAATTAATACACCTTCAATTGAAGAAGGGCCAGAAATAGCGCCTCTTGTAGAAGCGTCATTTAGGTATTTCCAATCTGTTTTGTAGAAATCATAAGATCCTCTACGGAAACCGCTAAAGCCTAAGTTTAAAGCCATTTCTTCAGAATTCTCAAACAACCCAAAAGCAGTACCTCCAGCGTATCCACCAGAAATAGAAGCTAACATATCATCAAAATCCAAAGCAGTTTGTCTCTGTAAGAATAACATGTTTTCTTCAATAGCTCCTTGAGTATCTAAGTTCTTAAGTATTGCATCAAAAGCATCAATTCCAGCAGCAGCTGTAAATCCAGTCTGTACATTACCTCTATCTTGAATAGCCGCAAAAAGACCTTGTGTACCTTTTTGAGCAGCAGCTAATGCAGCAGAGTTTGCAGCAGCAAGTTCACCTTCAACCATTGACATTTCTAAGTAATCTTCAAAACGTAAACGAGTTTCAGATTCAGCTTTTAAATACCATAAGTATCCAGATGTACCGTCTTCAGTTGCAACTTCTACCCAACCGATTTGAGCCATATCAGAACCATTTACAACGTATTTGTTTCTAATTATGATTGGTGAGTTTGAAAATTGTGTAAATTGAGGTTCAACACTTACATATCCCGCAGGAGTAGCAGCGCTAAAATTAGGAGTTGAAGATCCTTTAGCATATTCAGAACCGTATACAAATACTTTTACAGCACCTACTAATCCAGCTCCTGCTAAGTTAGCAGCTGTGTAAGGTTGTACTGTAATAGTTGCACCAGCACCAGCGCCTGGAACAGAAGCAGAAACATAACATTTTGCTTCAGCACCAAAGTTATCCATAATTACAACAGTAGCACCTACTGAAATAACATTTTGAATATCTGCATTAGCAGCAGGATTAACCACTACAACACCTGTAGCAGATGTAAATGTACAGCCATCATAAGCGATGTGTAATCTATTTTGTTCAGACCAAATTACTTGATCAGAAGTCATTGGCATTTCTGCCCCTACCATACGTAAAAAACCAGATAACGTTCTGTTTCCATAACGCTCTACTTCTTGTTCGTATACTTCAGGTAAGTATTGTTGCGCGAAATCTACAAAGTCATTTGGAATACCTGCAGCACCACCATTATTAGTCCACTGTAGATAATTATTTGCTAAGATTTCTTGCGCTTGTGAAGGAACTAATCCTCCAAATTGCGGATTTAAAGCCATAATTTTTATTTTTTTTAGTTAAATTTTTTAGTTTTTATTCTTAATTTTGAAGAATCAGCACCACTTATAGACTTAACTTTTAATCCATTAACAAAAACACTACCAGTATTACCTTCTTTTCTAGGCTCAGTGGTTATGTTTTTTGACTTAGCAACAACGTCTTTAACAGCGTCAGCTTTGCCTTGTTCATAAAAGTGTTTGGCTATTGTATCTGCGTTTCTAGCAGCATAAATGGCTTTGTGGTATCCACTAGGATCTGATAGTTCATTTTTTTCATTTAAGAACGTCTTAACGAAATTGTTAATGTCTAACTGTTTTTCCATAACATCGCTTTTGTCTTTTACATTGTATCTGAAGTTTTTATCTCCTAAATTAAAATCGAAACCTTCGAATTTATCATTAAAAGTATCTTCAGTAACTTTCTTAAAAACTTCGCGTTGTTTAGATGCCACTTTTTGATCTTCATTATATCTATTAAAAAAGTCAATTGCTTTTTGTTGATCTTTATCTACGTTTGATTTCAACTTGATTTCATCGTAATATTTAGATTTAAGACCTTCTAAATAGCTTTTAGCTTTTCCAATTTCTTCTTTGTACGCTAGTTTTTTCTTTCTAACGTCTCTTTCTTCGTCTACCTCTTCATCATAGTTAAAATTATCTTCTAATAAAAAGTTAACTTCATCATATTCTAAATGTGGACGTGTATTTTTGTAGTATTCTCTAAGTAAAGTGTTATCATCAACATCTTCGTAATTAGCACTCAACCTTACATAATCTTCTATAGTAGAACCTGGTATTTCTTCCATAAAAGAAACTAATTTTTCAATATTTTCTGGTAGTTTTCTACCTAAAACTTCTTCGTCTCTTATAGCTTCTTTTACTTCTTTTTCAATTTCTTTTACTTTTTCTTCTGCTACTGGTATTTCTTTAATAACATTCTCAGCGGGTTTTTCGTCTCCTTGTCCCACTGTTTGCAATTCCACCTTGGATCCTTCTTCGCGTAACACGCTGCTCTCTGTTTCTTGTTTTTGAACGGCATCTGTTTCTTGTTTTTTTGTTAAATCAACTTTTATAGGTTCTTCTTTTTTAACAGCAGCTAGATCCATTTTTAATGTTGCTTCTGGCGTTGTTAATTTTTTAGGCGTTTTTTTCTTAGATTTTATTTTAAAATCTCCTTCCTGCTTTACAGGTTCATTTGTTTTTGTTTCTTTTGACATAATATAATATAATTAAAAAATTGATAATTGTTTTATCTAGGATCAAATTGCTCTAATCCAAAACCTCCTAAATTGTCAAATCCAGCGGATTCAAAGTCTTGAGGCAATGTGTTGTTTTGTCTTTGATTTATTAATTGAGATTCTTGAGTACCTTGCATTTTTATTCTATTATCTTTTCTGTTCTCAATTTCTCCTTCTTTTTTTGTTTCTGCACTAGATTTTATTTGCGCTAGCTGCATATTGTATTGAAACTCTTCCGCCATTAAAACTTTTTTGAGTTCGGCCTCTTGCAACATTTTTTTAATTTCAAGTTGCATTTTAGATGTTTCTATTTGTATTTCAGTTTCAGCTAAAGCTTGTTGTTTCTGCATTTCAGCTTCAATTGCCTGTTGAGCAGCTTGAGAATTTGCTTGAGCTTGAGCTTGAATATTAGCCATTTGATTAGCTTGATCTTGTTTTGCTTTTTCTTTTCTTTTCTGTTTTAAAAGAGCATTTGCTAATTTTATGTTTTTAACCTGTCGAATATCTATGGCATCATCTAAATCTATTCCGCCACTTTGTAAAGCTATTTGTATGTTTTGCTCTAATTGAGCTTTAGCTTCTTCATCTGGTTCTAGTTCTAAAAATATTCCAAAATCTTGCAAGTTTCTATCTTGTAATTCTTCTAATGTTCCAGTGTTATAAGAAGATATAGAATCTATTAAAGCAGCTCTAGTTAGTGGATAACTTAATGCGTCAGCTATCCTTAAAGCTATATTTTCACATGTTCTTAAAGTTAAAAACAAACCACCTTGCATAACGTGTCTTAACGCTGTATTTGAATTTGCCGCTGCAAGCTTCTGCAAACCAACTAAAGCATCCTTATCTGGAGTGCTAGCGTCTGTGGCTTCATTTAGGCCAGTCACATCTCTTATCATTTGCAAATAATATTGATATGTCTGTATTAGACTTGCTATTTTTTGACCTCCTGAAGATGTTTGTAATTCTTGAATTGGAACTTTGGCTCTATTTAGATCACCATCCTGAGTCATAGATCTACCTACTATAGAACCTGTTTGAAAATACATGTTCAATGCCTCTTGAGCATTGTAGTTTGTTCCATTTCCTAAATCTACTTCAGCTAAACCGTCTACATCTACAAAAACGCCATCTGGAACCATTCTTGATAAAACTTGTTGGAGCTTTAAATGTGTTAATTGAATCATGTCAGCAAAACCTGTTATTCTACTAACTGTAGACTCTATCATACCTTTGTATATTCTAGGAGCACATATAGAATAATTCATGTTAACTTTAGTAACATTAGAATTAGGTCTAGTCATATTTTCTGACAATCTCCAATCCAACATCATTTCATGACCTAATATTTTAGCACCAGTGTATAAAACTTCTATACTTCTACCTACTCTTTCAAAATTATCATTTGGTTGCGGATTAAAAGTATCTGGTTTTTCTAGAGCTTTTTCTAATCCTTGGTCTGTTTGTTTTATTTTAAAAACTTGATTGCTATAAGTTTTATATTCAAAGTACAATACTTGAACTTGATTATAAGAATCTTGTTGAGCATAGAAATTTCTAGTATAATTAGCATCACCAGGAAATTTTTCTATTTTCTTTAATTCTTCATCTGATAAACCAGGAAATTGCTTTTTTAATTCTACTAGACTTATAGATTTAACTTCTCCAGCATAATATATATCATCAAAATTAGGATCTTCAGTGTAAGAGTAAACTAAATTAGCAGGATCTACATAGTTTATAGTAACACCATTAGCTAAATTAAAATCAGTTTTAACAGCGCTTATACCTATTATAGTTAAATCTTGTATTAACCTTTTTTTAATTAAATCATATTTATTAAAAGCTAAAACATTTTCTATTGCTTCTTCTTCAGCTATTTCTATAGATTGTTTGTAACTAAGTTGCATGTGCAAATCTAACTCTTGCTGAGATTCAGGTATATTGTTAGGGTCGTTTGTATTAAAGAAATTCATACCAGTTGCCTCATTTGTTGCTTGTATCATTTCCTTAGCATACATATCTCTCATTATAGCATCAGCATACTTTGTTCTTTGTTTTAAAGATTCAGGATCTTGTGCAAATGCTTTAATGTCAAATATTTTTTGAGACATTCCATTTACAATTATATCCACAAACTTAGGAACAATAGGAACTGGCTTCCAGTCTAAATTTAAATAAGATAAATCTCCATTTACAGCTAATTCATCTTTATATTTTTGTACAGGTTGTTCTCCTCTAGCATAAAGTCTTAATCTATGAAAATTCAACCAACTATTCTGATATCTATTGCCTAAACCACCTCTATCTCCAGAGAACCATTCTCCTTCAATAGCTCGTCCCACGGCATAACCGTAATCATAACTTTGCTTTTCTTCATCAGATACTACTTGACTAGGAAACGAACCTACGTAATTGCTATAAATCATTTATTTATTATTTTTGAACTAAATCCTTTATTATCATACTTTTTAAACCCTAAAGGTTTTTGTTCTAATTTTCTTTTAAAAACTGGAGTATATAAATTTTTATTACAAGCCATAAGAGCTAATCCTGAACTAATAGAAGCATCATGTTTTGTTCTGTTATTAATATCAAAAGTTGCCCAGTCTTCCAGTGTTCTTTGAAAATAAACATCACCGTATTTTTCCCCTAAATTACCCACATTGTTTTCTATATAAGTTTCTATAGCGGCCGCGTGAGCTTGCTTTATGTCTTGACTAGAATTAGGTATTCCACCTATTTCTCTTTCTGTTATTGAAAGTTTAATATAAACCTTATCAGGTCTATTCATACTGTATCCTCTATAACCTCTTCTTTTAAAGTGATATAGTAATCTTGGCTTATTATTTTCTGCTAATAATGGCATACCGTAAAATACACACGCCATTAGTACATCTTCAAAAAATATTTCAGCTGTTTGAGGTCTTGCTATATATTCTAAAAAAAACAAACTATTAGGCACGTCTTCCATTGAAAACTTAGTTAATCCGTGAAGTGATCCGTTAGAACCTCTAGAATCAACAGTACCTGATATATCGTAAGGATCACAACCAAATGCACCACAGTGTTCATTTCCAGGATATTTAATTCCATTTTTAATAATAATTCTATTTTGTAAATCAAATGGTGGAACCCAAGTTATATTAAATCTACCATTTTTATTTGGAACGAATAACACGCTAGTGTCTTTTATACCATTCTGCCATTGAAAAGAGCCTTTTGTTACTAAAGTTTCACTTCTAGCATCTTGATTGTAATCAATTTGCTCATATATTTTTGTTAAATTAAATAAAGACTGTTTAGCTTCATCTCTAAAAGCGTGTTGCTCTGTTCTTGGAAACTGACGATAAAATTCATTTAAACCGTCTTGATCTTTCTTTAATCCATCAACTTCATTTTGCCAATACTCTATTACGCCTATCTTTATTTTATTTCCGTGAGGACCGTAAGTTTCTTTTTCTGGAGTTTCAAACACAGGTATTCCATAAGAATCAATGTATCCTTCGTAGTTCCATTCCATAGGTACGAACAGAGAATATAGTCCTGAGCGAGTCTCTCCATTGGCGTTTCTTTCTTCAACGTTTGAATCATAGTATAGTTTTTTAAAATTACTACCACCCTTGTCTAAGGCATTTGAAGTAGAACCCATCATACATTTACCTATAATTCTTCCACCTAGTCTTAATGTTGTTTTTGTAACTCTCCAGTTATTAAGTATATTATTAGGTTTTTCCCATTTACCACTTTCATCGTGAACTAATAATTTTAGCTTTTCACCATCATAAGAGTTATCACCTGTATTTTTCCAATCAATTGTTGTGTCAAGACCTGTTATTTCTTCAACTGTTTCATTTGTATCAAGTTTTCTTCTTGTAAATTTAGACGCTGGAACTCTATAAGCAAGCTCGGTCTTTGGTCTATCCATTCCGTCTTGTATTGGTTTGAAAAAGAACGGGTAGTTAACTGATATCGGTACAACTTTATCCGTGAACATTTTTTTAGCATCGGGGCCAGATTTAGACAATATGCCAAACCGTGAGTCTGAGGATATTGTTGCCATATTGACCGATTCAGCTGAGGACATGAAAGAAAATCCTGATCTACGGTTTTTAAGATAACACATTCCATAACATCTTTCGTCTGCTTTGCAAGCTTCCCAGAATATATAGAATAATCTGTTTGATTCCCTAAAATCTGGCTGCCCAACATCAATTTTGGACCATTGCAGGTACATGTAATGAGTGCCAGTGATATAAGTAGCAATACCCTTGTTATAATACCAAAAACCTTTTTCTCTTCTTTCAAATTCTATATCTATGTAGTTATACCATTTTTCTTTAAAATCAACTGGATATTGTTTCCAATCAAATACTGATTTTATTTTTTTTAATTCTTTTGGATATTCAGTGTATTCCCATTTATCAGTTTTAAAGCTATGTACTTCCTTTGATTCAGGTAGAGCTATTTTTAAGTTTTGTATTTCGTATATTTCACCTATTGTTCCATCTTTGCTAATAACAACGATATCGTGCTCCTCATTGTACCCATATTCCCATTTATTATACCTATTTAGTCTTTTAATAACTTTGGGTTTTACATGGTCTTTTAAGACTTTATATAATAATTGATTATACATTAACTTGATCTTCCTTCAGCAAAACCTTTAAAAGTTCTTTCTTCTTTTACTTTTTTAGGTTTTTCATTTAACAAACTTTCTTCGTCCTCAATACGACTAAGTATTTCAAAAGCATCAAATATAGCCAGCTTTTTAGTAGCTGCCGCGTTTTTAAGTCTGTCGGCTGTAATGTCATCTCCTGAATCAACAATAGCTTCTTTAGCCACTTTTATTAATTCTTCAACTGCTATTTGCCCAGCTTGGATTATATTCTTCTTCGTTTCCTTGGTATTCATATTTAATTACAATATCATTAGATTTCATACAATAAAGTCGTTTGTCTTCTACAATAAACTCCCATTCTCCATTAGGCGTATAACCAACAAGGTCTCCAGGGTTTATTTTAAGCGCTTCTAAGGACTTATTACCGTATTTTAATATACCTATAAGGTTTTGTTCTTTATCAACCGTTAGATTGTCATTGCTTTTTATAGGTGACACAAAACATCTATCGTTTATAGTTTGCCAATCTTTATTGTTTTTGTATAAATATATTTGATCAGCGGCACAAAAGTAATAATCATTATTAAAGTAAGATCTACTTTTTTTCTTTTTACCTTTAATGTCGTAAAAAGTTCTAAATACATTTTGATGTATAATAATTAAGTCACCTTTATTTATTGGTGTTGAAAAAGCAATTGGTGTCTCTACAACTATAGCTAGTCTATTTACAAACTTCCAGTTTTCAATTTTTGTATTTACAATTAATTGTTTACCTTCAATATCTACTAAATTGTTGTATTTATCTCCTATTGGTTTTACAATAAAGTCATATAAACTTTTCATTAATATTGCAAGTCGTACTCAACTGATATTGCCATGTTAGAATTAAATTTCTTCCACGGTAAAACCTCGTCTTGTTTTTTAATATGAATATTGTAAGAATTATCTTTTTCATCTAAGATTATGTGTGATATTTCATGACCACCATAAACTTGTTGCCCTACAGCGTAGTGCATTGCATCGTTTTTATAATCTGACCCAATGCTAATTTTTCTTATATTACTTGACATCTTTTTTATCTATCTTAGTAATAGTACCGTTTTTTAAATCTATATTAACGGGTCCGTATTTTTCTTCTAAATCAGATTTTGTTTTTTGAATATCATCACTAGTATTTTTAACTTGTTGATGTATGTTCATTTTTTGCACATCTAAAACACCTAAACCTCTTAATAGTTCGTTTAGTTTTTGTTGCTGTGTATTAACTAATTCTAATTCTTCTTTTGTTATTTTTTTAGCTTTTGCCATAATTTAATTTAATTTAATTTAATTGTTTATTATAATAATACTATTTACATACTATAAAATCGCTTACAGATACGCCAGTTCCAGCTACAGCTGTAACGTACTCTACAGCTACCGGTAATATTGATCCAGACTGTAAACCCGCGAATGTTATAGCTTGCCCAGCTATAGGCGCTCCACCACCAACTGCGGTAACACCTGGTAATATAACACTAATAGTTGCGTCTTCTGGCATTACACCACAATATATCACTGAAGAATCTAAATTAGTACCTAGTGTTCCACTACTATTTTGAAATAACCAAGCCGGTCTAACATCTATACTAGCTATCATAGCCGCTGTTAAAGGCATAGCTTGTCCTACTATACCGTCATTTGTTGGAAATTGTCCCATTTTTTTTTATTTATTTATTACTTATTGATTTATATTTTTCAAAACCACGCGAGCCAAAGTAAGCTACATATACTGTTGTTAACAATTGTTTTAATAATTCTATCCACTCTTGTTCAACTGTAAAAGATATTTCATGATGACTATCAACCCATATAAAAGCTATAGCCATAAAAGATAAAAATATAAGTGCTAATGGACGCGTGTTTTTACTAAGCCAAGAATCCGATGTCATATCAGACTCCCAGCGTCTTGTTATTTGATCTTCAGCTGTAGCAGCTGCTTTTTCAACTATAACCTGTATTTCTTTTTTAATTTGAAGTTTTTCTTCTTCAGTGGTTGTTAAATTATCAATAACTTCACCAACATCTTTGATTACATTACCGCTTAACCATTGCCAAATTTTTTTCATATAATTATTTTATTCTATCATAATACATAATTGAGTTTCTATCTCCTGACATAACAACTTTGATTCTATTGCTATTTATTATTTCATATACTAAGTCAGCGTAAAAACCGCCAAAAGATTCCCAAGAAACAAAAGTGTATAATTTATTTTTCTTAATCTTAACAAATTCTTCAGGTGAATATATAAAATCCATATATAAACAACCTCGTTCATCTTCTTTTTTTATTGCTTTGTAGTTTAAAAATTTAAAATGATCTGTTTTCTTGTGTTTTGATATAATTAAAGTATAATCAGTTTTTTCACTTTCCCAGGTTCCTACGAAGTTTTGTAAATTTTCTTGTGACGATATTGTATTGATAAAAACAAAACAAAACGCTAATAATAAGTTTTTCATATAATTAAATTTAAATGTTATATTTATATAATTACACGTTTTACAATTATTTACGCATTCATTTCATAGTTATTGTTTTGGCCTCGTGATTTTAAAGCATCAAACTTTATTTTTCCATTATCATTTTTATCGACCTCAGCAACTTTATTTAAAGCTTCTATTAAAGATTCTTCCGTAAAATTCCGTAAAAAACCGGATTGATCACTTTTACCTCTTTCTTCCAGTCTTTTGTTTAGTTTCTCTGAATCCCATTGTTCTCCAGGTTTCATACCTAAATGAAGCCTAAGTTCATGAAAATTAGCATATAATTCACCAGGAGATCTGTTATAATTTTTAACTCTATTTTTATCTATATCAGGACTTACTTCTAATATGCTTCTCAAATAAGGATCCATTGCCATATCAAGACCTGTAGAATGCGTTAACTCATGACCACCGATTCCTTTAGAAAAATTTTGTCTTGAAGGTGATTCTGATCCATGCATTGCTGCTTGAAAGTTTGTTATACCTCCATCTGCCATTATACTTCTAATATCATCTCTAGATAAAAAAGTATCAAAATCTTGACGAGGATAAGAGTTGTTAAATCTTTTTTGATCATTTATTGGTCTAAACGAAGCATTAACCATTTCAGGATTTATATAAATATCATCATTAACAGACATTACAGCATCTGGCCTTGAGCTTCTACCCTTAAACACCTTATCTAAATTTGGTGCTTTAGTATTATCAGAGTTTATATAATCTTCTTGATTAAAATAGCTTATTTCGTTTTTAGGGCGAAAACGTTTTAGATTTTGACTACTTATATAACCTGCAGAATTATCGTCTCCACGCTGCATTAGATGAAATTCTTTGTCTTTAAGACTAGATAAAATATTGTCTAAATCTGCTTCGCTATAAAGACTTCCAGCTACGTTTTTTTGTCCAGGTTTAGCAAGTGGGTTTTGTTTTAATGTATTAAAATTTTCACCAGCTTCAGAGGTTAAGAATTGAGATTCTCTTATATTACCACTATGTTGTGCTTGTTCTAATATTCTCTTTCTAGTTATATCATTACCAAACCAATCATTAAATTTATTTAAACTTTGATATTGATAATTTTGTAAAGGATCTCTAGTATCTAAATTAAGGTTTTCAATAGAATCTGATACTGCTTTTTGTTTTTCTTTGTTGCTTAATCCAAACAAAAAATTACCGCTGTCTCTAGGGTCATGTAGGTGACCAGCATATGGATCTAAACTATAACCAGTTTTTGCAGTAGCATCTGATGGAAAATTTGGATTACTTAAGTTAGTATCAAATAAAGACGTTTTCTGTCCATAACCTACATCAGTAAATCCAAAGTTTTTACTAGAAGCATCTGGCATAAGACCTGGTTTGTTAGAAAATAAATAAGCTTCTAGTTCAGCATCACTAGCTTTAGGGTATAGTTTTTTCATATCAGCTAGCCTTTGATTTCTAAAATCAATATTAACTTGATTTCTTTTTTCATTATCTAAAGCTGATTTTCTATCTTGTTCGGTTTTGAAATTTTTATTAATATTAAAATTATTATTAACTTTTAATTTATCTTTTGCAACTTCTCTTTCAGGATCAATTTTTTTAGAAAAAAATCCATTAGGATGTGTTTTAGGGTTTAATGTTCCGTCGTGCATTCTAAGTGGACTGTGATTAACACCACCTTGTAATCCTTTAAAATAATTTTTCTT